GTGCGGAGTGATTACTTTGCAGTAAATGATCTTGTTCCAATGTCCCAAGTTCCGGGTGTCTGGATTGAACCATCAGTCATGGACTCTGCGGAGATGGTTTTACCATTTCTGTGGCAGCACAATTGGCTAGAGATCACAGACTATTCACAATTTGTGGATATGGGTCGTTTGCAGATGATCGAGTATGCAGATCTTCGTTCCGCCAATGGCGCTACCTCATCAGTTACTGTGGCCCTATATGCATGGGCTGAAGATGTGGTAGTCATGGGACCAACGACAGTTGGTGCCATGCAGAGCGGATCGTGGATCGGAACCTTCCAATCCGATGAGTATGAGGAGACTGATGGCACTATTTCTGGGCCGGCCACGGCAGTGGCCAAAATTGCTGGAAAATTGTCAGATGCCCCATATATTGGACCGTTCGCAAAGGCGACAGAGATGAGCGCCAACATGGTGGCGGGAGTTGCCCGTTTATTCGGGTATTCCAATCCACCTGTTATTGATGATGTCATGCCTATGCAGAACAAAACATTCCACGCCTTCGCTAATTCGGAAACAAGGATGCCGATTGACAAATTGAGCTTAGATCCTAAGATCGAAGTTACCGTCTCTAGTGAAGTAGCGGGTGTGAAGGAGAAGGATCCTTTGGTATTTACAGAGTTGCTGAGCCATGATAGTTTTATCTTGGCGACCAACTGGTCCACGTCCAACGGTATCGACACTTTGTTGTACAGTGCCGTGGTCAATCCCCACTATTCGTCCCTTGCTGGTGGCTTCCGGACAATGCCGCCGATGACGTATTTTAGTCCCAATTTCAGATTTTGGCGAGGTTCTATCATTTATCGATTTAAGTTTGTCAAGACCAAGTTCCATCGTGGACGAGTCCTGATATCTTATGATCCCAATGGTGATATTTCAGCCAATACAGATACTGAGACGACTACGTTTTCGCGCGTCGTTGATCTGGAGCATGAGGATGAGGTCGAATTTGTGGTGCCGTACAAGGCCACAGCCCCTTATTCAGAGGTCGTACCATTTCAGAACTATCCACAGACAATTTCGTCAGATGCAGTTCCCACGCCCCCGTACACGTATGACAGCCGTTATTACAATGGTATGATTACAATGCGGGTCCAAAACGTTCTCTCTGCTCCAAC